TTTCACTGATAGAGAATAAGAAAAATCAACCAATCGTCAATCAAATCAGAGGACTATTATTTGAACTATTAGAGTCCTAAACACAGCACCCCGGGTGACAGACGGGGTGCAAATTTAACACATAAATGGAAAATAAAAAAATCACCTACGAACAATTTAACGACCCAAAGTTCAGACGTGCCGAACAAATGAAGGTTAAGTCTGAGGCGGTTTGGGTTACATTCCATGAACTTGGCGGTTTAATCAACGTGTCAAAGTTGGCAAAAGAGTATTTCCATAAATCGCAAAGTTGGTTTGCCCAAAAGTTAAACGGATACAGCGTGTGCAACAAAGAGCGTTCATTTACCGCCGACGAATATTCTCAGTTAGCACAGGCGCTGCGCGATATCGCCGGTCGGCTCACTGCCTATGCTGATGCGATAGACGCAGCAGAAGAATAACAAATCATTTACCTATGGATAAGAATCACTCAACTGACCCGGTGCTCTCGGCATTGAAGTTCATGGAGCGCGAGGATTTGCTTCGTGTTTTAAATGGGGCGTATATCGCTGAACGATTTTTCGGTAAATCGGCGTGCTGGTTCAGTCAGAAACTTAATCACAACCTCAAAAACGGGAAGCCATGCGAGTTCTCAGCAGAGGAACGCAAAACGCTTAGCAACGCTCTCTACACCATCTCTTTAGAATTACAAGACTTAGCCGACGAATTGCAGTAACACGTAATTCTTCAGTCACATAACGCTCACTGCGGCGTCGGTTTGGCGCGATTGATCCACCATAGTCAGTCGCGCCTTTTGTGTTTATATCATACTCGCAACAAATTTCTCAGCCACGCGCAAATTAATCATCTTGTAATGATTATGTTATAAATATTTTCACTATCTTTGCATTGCGTCGGCGCTCTCTCATGTTGACTCGTAGTATGAAACGAACCAAATCAAAACCACAGCGCAGCCAAGACCTTGAGCGCATGAAGCGCCTCGAGCTTGTTGCACAATTGCGTCTGCGCCATTGCTCTTATGCCGAAATCCGCACTCAGGTGATGGAGAAAATGAAGCGTGACACCTACTCCAAAGCCACGGTTAAGGAGGATATCGACGCTTGCAAAGCCATTTGGCGCGAAAGCATGGAGAGCGGCGAATCGTCTGCCGGCATGGAGGTGGAGCGAGCTAAAGACATCATCCACGAGCTTTGGAGCCAATACGGCATCAGCAAGCAGAGCACAGGCATAGGCGATGTGCGCTATATTGCCGAAATTCGTGCCCACCAGCAGGAGATCCGCAAAATGCTCGGACTCTACGCCCCCGAAAAGAAAGAGGTTTCAGGCGAAATCTCCTTTGCCTCGCTGCTGATGGAGAGTGGAATGGTCGATAGCGATGCCGAATAGTGACGCATGGCAAAACGGAGTGACATAGATTTGCACCGTCGGGGCATCGCTCTGCTCAACTCATGGCGCGCGGACTGGAACAAGTTCATCCGCGAAGCCTTGGGAGCGAACCTCGACAAGGAGCAGCAAGCCATAGTGTCGTCGGTGCAATACAACCCCCGAACATCGGTAACTTCGGGCACAGCACGCGGCAAGGACTTTGTGGCTGCGTGTTGCGCTGTGTGCTGCCTCTACCTCACCCCGCGCTGGAACAGCCGCCATGAGCTGGTGGAGAACACCAAGGTGGCGCTCACCGCTCCCACCGACCGCCAGGTTAAGAACATCATGATGCCTGAAGTGAGCCGCCTCGTCGACAGAGCCAAGCAGCGCGGCATCGTCCTGCCGGGCACCGTGACCACAGACCGCATCCGCACCGACAACAAAGAATGGTTTCTCACAGGCTTCAAAGCTGACGAGCAGAACCACGAGGCATGGTCAGGTTTCCACGCTGTTCACACGATGTTTATCATCACCGAGGCGTCAGGTATCTCCGACAACATCTACAACGCCGTGGAGGGCAACCTTCAGGGCGATAGTCGCATCTTGCTGGTATTTAACCCCAACACCACCATCGGTTATGCAGCGCGCAGTCAGAAGGGCGAGCGCTGGTCAAAGTTCCGTCTGAACTCGCTCACCGCCCCCAACGTGGTGGAGCGCCGTGTGGTCATCCCCGGGCAGGTGGACTACGCATGGGTACAGGATAAACTTCAGACGTGGTGTACTCCCATCCGCGAGTCGGAGCGACAGGACGAGATGGACGACTTCTGCTTTGAAGGGCAATGGTATCGCCCCGAGGACTTGTTTCGCACCAAGGTGCTGGGCAAGTTCCCAAAGGTGTCGGAGGACGTGCTCATCCCTCAGCAATGGATAGAGGCGGCACAAGAGCGCTGGCGCGCTGCAGGAGGACAATACCCGCTGCAACAAGGCGAGACTCGCGTCATGGGCGTGGACGTCGCCGGCATGGGTCGCGACACCACCTGCTACGTGGAGCGTGAAGGAGCATGGTGCAGCACTTTCGACTGCCACAACTCCGGAGGCGTAGCCGACCACATGGAAGTGGCGGGTCAAATCACCGCTCGCCGCCGACGTCACCCACTGATGCACGTGGCAATAGACACCATCGGCGAAGGTGCCGGTGTCTACAGCCGCTGTGTGGAGGTGGACGGCCATCCCGAGTATATTATCAGCTGCAAATACAGTGCAGGTGCCAAAGACCACCTCGACAAGGAACTGCGCGACATAACAGGCGAATATCGCTTTGCCAATCTCCGCGCCTATCTGTTTTGGTGCGTTCGCGACTGGCTTAACCCCAAAAACAACACCGGGGCGATGCTCCCACCCGACGAGCGCCTTCTTGAGGAAGCCACGGAGATACGCTGGTCATTTCGCAGCGACGGCAAAATCATCATTGAGCCTAAAGACGATATTAAGAAGCGACTGAACCGAAGTCCCGACCACTTTGATGCTCTCGCCAATACATTCTTCCCGGTTAGGAAACGGCAAGGCATAGACCTCAGCCGACTGCAACATTTAGTTTAACAACAACATCCCATCACAACCCCAAAAACACAAACAACAACAATGCCGGCAATTAACGACATCCTAAATGCTCCGGGCACCGAGCGCGAGAAAATCCTTGCACTCAAGGAGAAAACCATCAACGTCCCGATATGGGGCGGCAAGAACGGTCTGCTTTTTCAGTATGATCCGACCAAACATCCGGTCATGAACAAGGCGGCATATCCCGACATAGCAACAAACGAAGGTGTGACGAGAGTGACCCGCATCACCCTCGATTTTCAGCGACTTGCCACCAAGCGCATGAGCGAACTGGTGTGTGGTATCCCCGTCAAGCGCATCTACAAGCCCGCAAACGACGTGCAGAAGGAGATAGCCACCTATCTCGAATCTATATTTGAGCGCAACCGCATCGACAGCGTGAACAATGAGCGCACGGTCTATCTCTTTGGCTCGTGCGAGGTGTTTACGCTGTGGTATGCCGTTGAGCAGCGCAACGACATCTACGGCTTCAACAGCCCTCTGAAACTGCGCTGCCGCAACTTCAGTCCCATGTTGGGTGACGAGCTTTATCCATATTTCGATGAGTATGGCGACATGATAGCCATGAGCATCGGCTACATCCGCAAGGTGGGGCGCAAGAGCGTGCAGTTCTTCGACACCTACACCGACGACCGCCACATCAAGTGGAGCAACGAGAGCGGCGAGTGGGCTGTGGTAGAGGACGAGAGCACCACACTGCTCAAAATCCCCGGCATCTATTGCTACCGCCCCACCCCGATTTGGGAGGACACCAGCCGCAACATCTACGAGATGGAATGGGCGCTGAGCCGCAACGGCAACTACCTGCGCGAGAATAGCAAACCCCGCTTCATCGTGTTTGCCGACGACATCATCAAGTATGGCGACGAGAAAGGCCCCGACCGCGAGTTTATGAGCGTGATGCAGTACCCCAAAGGCTCAACAGCGCAATACGTCACATGGCAGCAAGCCATTGAGAGCCTGAAGTTCTACATTGAACAACTGCGCAGCCTGTTCTTCACCCAGCTGCAACTCCCCGACTGGAGCTACGAGAAGATGAGCCAACAGGCACTCTCGGGCGAGAGCCGCAAGCAGATGTTTATCGACGCCAAACTCAAGGTGAAGGATGAGAGCGGCAGACTGCTGGAGTTCTTCGACCGCGAGGTGAACGTGGTGAAGGCGTTCCTGAAACTGATGTTGGGCGAGAAATACCACAAGGATATTGACGCTCTGAAGGTGGAGAACGAAATCACTCCGTTTAGCATCAACGATGAGAAGGAGACAATTGAGAACCTGCTTGCCGCCAATGGCAACCAGCCGCTCATTTCGCAGCTTCAATCCATTCAGATACTCGGCTGGAGCGATGACGCCGCTCAGACGCTTCGCGACATTCAGGAGCAGAGTCGCCTGGATGAGTTTGAGCTAACCGGTTCCTCTCCCGATGAGACAGCCGCCACCCCCACCCCGAAATGAAACGCACAGCAGTGATGAAACGAGGTGAGCAGCCGCCACAAGCGCCCAAGCGCTGCTGCCGTGAGTGTGCCCATTCCCGCGGCTGGTCTGACCGAGCCGTGGACGGGCACCTCATTCTCTGCCGCTGCCGCTTCGACGAGAAGACGGAGCACGGCAAGTTTTGTAAATTTCTATCTGACCCCGAGTGCGAACACTTCCAACCACGCGCATAAATGCCAAAGCTCAACAAATACGACAAGGCGCACCTCCGCAACATGACGGTGGTGCAATCTTATATCGACCGCGCCTTCAAGCAAGCCACCGAAGCCGCCGCCCGACTGGGCGTGAAGGTGAAACTCCCCAACCCTGACACTGCGTTTCGGTTTGAGGACTATCCCACCGTGCAAAAACAGTTCGAGGCGGTGATGGAGACGCTGCACAATGCTGCCGAGGTGAGCATCATCAACGCGGTGCGCTCGTCGTGGA